GAAGACCATTGACGTGTGGTATGAGGGGGTTATGGTAATGGGTACTAACTACTTGGTTAAATGGGAGATGGCTGAGAATATGGTCAGACCAAAGTCATCAGCACAACACGCGATGCCAATGTATGTGGCCTGCGCCCCAAGGATGTACAAGGGGGTTATTGAGTCGTTGGTTAGAAGGATGATACCATTCGCTGACTTGATTCAGATAACTCATCTAAAGCTACAGCAGGTCATCAACAGAGTTGTGCCTGACGGTGTGTTCATTGACGCTGACGGCCTTAATGAGGTTGACCTAGGTACAGGTGCCGCATATAACCCTGAGGATGCACTAAGGCTCTACTTCCAAACAGGTAGTGTTATTGGTAGGAGCTTCACTCAGGATGGTGACTTTAATAATGCTAGGGTGCCGATCACTCAGCTCACGTCAAACTCAGGAGCAGCAAAGACGCAAATGCTCATCGCCAACTACCAGCACTATATGGACATGATTAGGACTGTAACAGGTCTTAACGAGGCAAGAGATGGCTCAACGCCTGACCCGAACTCCTTGGTAGGTCTACAGAAGATGGCAGCACTCAACTCAAATACAGCAACAAGACATATCCTTGAGAGTGCATTATTTATCTACAGAAAACTAGCAGAGGCAATTACCTACAGGGTATCTGACGTATTAGAGTACTCAGACTTTAAGGAGGACTTTGCTATGAGAATTGGCAGATATAATGTGTCTATCTTAAATGATATCAAAGAGTTATATATTTATGACTTTGGTATTTTTATTGAGGTTACTCCTGATGAGGAGCAGAAAGCACAGCTAGAAGCCAATATACAAATGGCCTTATCGAAAGGTGACATTAACCTTGAGGATGCTATTGACATCAGAGAACTTAAAAATCTCAAGCTAGCCAATCAGCTACTGAAGCTCAAGCGAGTTAAGAATGCCGAGAGAATGGAGCAGATGATGATGCAAAAGCAGGCTATGCAGGCACAGCAGCAGATGCAGTCACAACAGATGGCAGCCGAGATGGCAGTGCAAAAGATACAGCTTGAGGCCCAGTCAAAGACAATGGTTATCCAGGCAGAGATAGAGGGGCAGATGAAGAAGATGGAGTTCGAAGCAGGCATCAAGTCTAAGCTAATGGCAGAGGAGTTCCAATACAATATAAAGATGCATGAGATGCAGTCAAGTTTGCTAACAAGCAGAGAGAATAAAAGAGAGGAGGAGAAAAATAAACGTATAGGTATTCAGAATACTCAGCAGTCAAAACTCATCAATCAGAGAAAGAATAATCTACCTCCATTGAGCTTTGAAAGCAACGAAGATAGCCTAGATGGATTTGATTTAGCAGAATTTAATCCGAGATAATACTACTTAATAAAATTTTTTATAAATTTGCAAATAATTAAAATAAAATCAAATGGAATTTAAAGCAGTAAGAATATTAGACTCAACAGAACCTAAGAGTGTTCAAGAGGTAGAAAAGGAACTTCTTGAGAAGCATGAGCAGTCATTATCGCAAGATGCACCGCAGGAAAGCTTCTCTATGCCACAGCAGGAGGTTGAGTTAAAAGAAGAAGACGTTCTTTCATATATAGGAAAAAGATACAATAAGCAGATTAACTCATTCGATGAATTGATGGCTGAGCGTAACTCAGAGGAGATGCCGGAGGATGTAGCTGCTTATATGAAATATAGAAAAGACACAGGAAGAGGATTCGAAGACTTTCTCAAGTTGAAGAAAGATTTCGATTCTGTTCCGGAAGAACAGCTACTCAAGGAGTACTTGTTATCTACACAAGAGGGTCTTGACGAAGATGACGTTGAGATGATGTTGGATGATTACAGGTATGACGAGGACCTTGATGACGAGTCTTATATTAAGAAGGCAAAGATATCAAGAAAGAAAGCTGTTAATGAGGCAAAGAAGTTTTTTAACTCTCAGAAGGAGATGTATAAGATGCCCCTTGAGTCAAGTACGGCAGGTGTATCTCAGGAAGAGAAAGAGGAGTTCAATGCTTATCGTCAATATATGCAACAGGCTAAGACGATCGAGGAGGAGAATAATCGTAAGCGTCAATGGTTTGAACAAAAAACCAATGAGGTATTTGATGGTAATTTCAAAGGTTTTGAATTTAGTGTCAATAACAAAAAGCTTAATTTTAATCCTGGGGATGCTAATGAGCTTAAAAAGTTACACTCAAATCCATCAAGCTTTATCGGTAAGTTTATCGATGATAGCGGCTTGATTAAAGATGCAGGTGGATACCATAAGGCTTTGGCTGTTGCAATGAACCCTGAGAGGTTTGCCAAGTTCTTCTATGAGCAAGGTATGACTGATGCAGCAGATGACTTTATGCGTAAGACTAAGAATATAAATATGTCTGAGCGTAAGGCAAATGAGACAACGAGGGGGAATGATGGGTTTCAGGTTAAAGCGGTTAATCCTGACCATGGAAAAAGCTTAAAAATCCGCAGCATAAAAAAATTATAGACAATTAAAATTCTAAAAAGATGCCTAGTGCTTTATTAAACACGCCTACCTATCAGCTGCAACCAGCAGCGGAACAGTTGGCTTTACAACAAAACTATATTACCAACTTTGATTTCTTGAATCAGTATCTTCCTGATACTTATGAGAAGGAATTTGAGCGTTATGGTAACAGAACAATTGCATCATTCTTGCGCCTTGTAGGTGCTGAGATGCCTTCAAACTCTGACCAAATCAAATGGGCTGAGCAGGGTCGTTTGCACATCAAATATACTACTTGTACAGCTTCTGGTATTGCTGCTGGAGCTGGTATATTTACTATTTCTGATGCAGGTGCATTAACTGCTGCAATCCGCGTTGGTCAAACTTTGTTCATTCAAGTTAATGCAACAGGTGTAACCAATAAAGCTATTGTTACTGCTGTAACTGGTTTAGTTGTGACTGTGGCTTTTTACGAAGCTACTGTTCTTATAGCGAACACTAATGTTTGTACTATTTTTATCTATGGTTCTGAATTCAGAAAAGGAACTACAGGTATGGTTGGTTCTCTTGATTCAGAAGATGAAATCTTCTCTAACAAGCCAATCATCCTAAAAGACCGTTACGCTGTAAATGGATCTGACATGGCTCAGATTGGATGGGTTGAGGTTACAACCGAGAACGGTGCTACTGGCTACCTTTGGTACCTAAAATCAGAGCATGAGACTCGTCTTCGCTTTGAGGACTACCTTGAAACAGCTATGATTGAAGCCGTTCCTGCTGAAACAGGTTCAGGTGCTGCTGGTGTATTAGGTACTGCTGGTGGGTCTGAAGGTATCTTCTACGTTGTAAACGATCGCGGTAACGTATGGGGTGGTGGTACGCCAACATCTCTTGCTGATTGGGATACAATCGTACAGCGCCTTGACAAGCAAGGAGCTATCGAGGAGAATGTTGTATTCTGTAATCGTCAATTGAGCTTTGACATTGACGGTATGCTTGCAGGCCTTAACGGTGCAAGTACCACTGCTGTTGGTACTCCTTCTTATGGTGCTTCTTACGGTCTATTTGACAATGACGTAACTATGGCTTTGAATCTTGGATTCTCAGGTTTCAGACGTGGTTATGACTTCTACAAATCAGATTGGAAGTACTTGAATGACCCAACTATGCGTGGCGGTCTTTCTACGGCTGCTGCTACAGCTGCTGGGACTATAACAGGTCTTCTTGTTCCTGCCGGTTCAACTTCTGTTTACGACCAGATTATGGGCAAAAACGCTAAGCGTCCATTCCTTCACGTTCGCTACCGCGCAACTGAGTCTGAAGATCGTAGATACAAGACTTGGATTACAGGTTCTGCTGGTGGCGCTGCTACTAGCGACCTAGATGCAATGGAAGTAAACTTCCTTTCTGAGCGTTGTGTTTGTACCCTTGGTGCTAACAACTTCGTTCTGTTTAGATATGGTTAATAAGGTGAATACTGGGGAGTGTCTTATGGCACTCTCCTTTTTTTTAAATTAAATCAAATTAAATATATGTCTGAGTTAAAAAAAATGGTACCTACTGATAAGGTATATAGGTTAAAATCTTCATCTACTCCATTGTCATACACATTGGCATCAAGAAATCATCCAAGGTTCCCTTTGATGTGGTATGATGAAAAGAACAATGTAAACAGAGCGCTAAGATATGCATCAAATCAAAAATCTCCATTCGAGGACGAGCAAGATGGGAATGCTATTTTAGAGCCTATCATCTTTGAGAATGGATTTTTAACTGTTCCTAAGTCAAATCCTGTTCTTCAAGCTTTCATGCATTATCATCCAATGAATAACAGAATATTTGAAGAGGTAGATAAGGAGAGAGAAGCGTTTGAAGAAGTTGAAGACTTAAACATTGAGGTAGACGCATTGATAGCCGCTAGAAATTTAAGCATAGAGAAGCTTGAGATTATGACAAGGGTATTATTTGGTAAAGACCCATCGGTTATCTCAACGGCAGAATTAAAAAGAGATATGCTTATTTTTGCCAAGATGAACCCAAGAGAGTTTATGCAAACCATAAACGACCCTGAATTAAACTACCAAGGCAAGATTATGCTATTCTTCGAAAAGAAACTATTGGCTCTCCGCAATAATGACAGAGAGATTTGGTTTACAACACCATCCAATAAAAAGAAAATGTGTTCAATACCATTCGGTGCTGACCCACATGATTTTGCTGGACAGTTCTTACAAAGTGACGAAGGCCTTGATGCGCTAAAGATGTTAGAGACATACTTAACGTAGTCAAGTGAAAATATTTTAGAGTTATAGTAAGAGAGGGTGTAAATATATGCCCTCTTTTTTTTATATTTGTAAAAAAATAGAGAATGATCAACTCAGTAAGAAATACAGTGCAGTCTGTTCTGAACAAGAACAACTATGGGTACATCTCACCGGCTGACTTCAACCTGTATGCATTGCAAGCTCAGATGGAGATATTTGAGGAGTACTTTGCGACATACAACAAGGTTATAAATATGGAGAATGGTCGCATGGCAGGAACTGACTATGCAGACTTAGAGCAACCTATAGCAGAGCTGCTAGAGACATTTATTACTACTAAGTTCCTTGTACCAAGCCCTGCGGCATCAGGGTATATCGGTAATAATTTCTTCGCTCCATCGCTAACAACAACAGGGTCTGACTACTACTTAATAAATAGAGTTAACTGCTACACTACTGTGTTGGCATCAGGGGCCAATACAAACACTTTACCGTCATACCAATTGATTGATGCCGGTGCGAGCTTTGTAACGGCAGGCGTATCTGTTGGTGACGTAGTTGTCAATACCACTCTCTATGAGGGTGCATTCGTGACAGGCGTGTCAGCTACAGCCCTTGACATAACAGATGACATCTTTACGGCTATAGGCCAAGACTATAAGGTATATAAGGCATCAGCAATCAGCGAGGCTGAGAAGGTGACAATGGGTAAAATACTTATGCTAAACCAATCCCTGCTCACTACTCCATCTGCTCAGTACCCTGCGTACACATTGTCTAATAGTAATGTTCTTACTGTGTATCCAGTTAGCGTATCAGGATATGGCGCTGTGCAGGCGGTTTACTTTGCATACCCAAGACCACCGAAATGGACGTACATCTCACTTGCTAGTGGCGAGCCTGTATTTGACCAATCACAGCCTGACTATCAGGACTTTGACCTGCCACTTGAGGATGAGTACAAGCTTGCAATGAAAATATTACAGTACTGTGGCATTAGCATTCGCGAGACTGAGGTGGCTCAATTCGCTATGTCTCAGGAGCAACAACAATCTGCAAATTCATAACAAATGGCATATATATCAAATTTTCAGTATTACACCAATAATGGCAACAATCCAACGGATGCCAATTGGGGTTCGTACCAATATGTTAGCCTGTTCGACATCGTCAACAATTTTCAGTTGATGTACACCGGCAATCACTCATTGGTCAATAACGAGGAGCGATATAAGACATTGTTCCACGCAAAGAGAGCTATCCAGGAGTTGAACTATGACGCATTTAAAGAGATTAAAGTCCTTGAGCTTAGTGTCTGCGATCAGCTACGCTATGTGCTGCCGCATGACTTTGTCAACTGGGTGCGCATCTCGCTTTATGTGAATGGAACTCTGTTGCCTCTTTCTGAGAATATACAAACACTATCATCAAAGGCCTATTTGCAGGACAATGATTGCAATATTTTGTTTGACCAAAATGGTAACATCTTGGAGCCACAGTACTCAAACATTGACTACGATCGAATCAAAGGAACCAAGAAAAGTATTTACCTTAATTATGGCCATCAGTTTCACGGACATGAGGGATATTGCTGTGACGGCAATTGGTATTTTGAGCATAGCATAGGTGCTAGATTTGGTCTCAATACAGAGACAGCTAATCGCAATCCTACGTTCAACATTGACAAGAAGGCAGGAGTAATAAACTTTGATAGCGCAATTTTGGGTTATAACCACTACAATAATAATAACGATCCAAACCACCATCACAATCTATCTTCAACCGTTATCCTTGAGTATGTGTCTGATGGTATGGAGAACGGTGACAACTCAGCTATATCGGTAAACAAATTGTTTGAGCAGTATGTGTACGCCTATATCAGATATGAGATACTAAATGCTAAGCTTGGTGTGCAGGAGTACATTATAGCGAGAGCTAGAAAGGAGAAGCAGGCGCTTTTAAGAAATGCAAAAATAAGAATCAGCAACATTCATCCAGGAAGGCTCTTAATGAATTTGAGAGGAATGGATAAGATAATCAAATAACAATGGCGAATTTTACAAGGAACTTTATTGCCGGTAAAATGAATAAGACATTCGATGAGCGAGTAGTCCCTGATGGGGAGTACATTGACGCTATGAATGTCAGGATGGGATCGACAGAGAAGTCGGAGGCAGGAGTTATTGAGAATACGAATGGTAACTTACCATTGACTGTGTTATCTTATGCTGGCAATCAATTGAGTACTGATGCTAGATGTATCGGTGCCATCAATGACAGCGCAAGAGAGACTTTGTATTGGTTTGTTCATGACCCGATGTTTACTAAGTCAAATACTAATAAGATTGACCTAGTGGTCTCGTTTAATATGGTGTCTCAGGTATTGACATACCATATTGTTAGCATGGATGATGGAGGAGGGATAAATACTACATTGAATTTCAACCCTGACTATTTGATTACAGGGGTAGATATTGTTGAGGATTTATTATTTTGGACTGATGACTATAGTCAGCCTAGATTCATCAATATCAATAGGGGCTACGCTAATCCTAATGGGGCAAATATTGACTATAACGGACAACCTGACCTGCTCAGAGAGACAATCCTTGTTATTAAGAAGCCACCTACCGAAGCGCCAACGATATCTCTTATTGAGCTTTCGGACCAATCTAATTTTTTAGAGGAAAGATTTATATGTTTTGCTTATAGATATAGATATGATGATGGGCAGTATAGCGCTACTTCACAGTGGACAGAGCCAGCATTTTTCCCGAATGACTTTCAGTTTAGTCCTGATAGTTATTTGAATGAGGGGATGATAAATAGATACAATGGAGTTAATGTGTTTTTCAATACAGGAGGCCCATTAGTAGTTGGTATTGACTTATTGTTTAAAGAAGCGACATCCAATGTTATAAAGGTTATTGAGAAGTACAACAAGCAAGATGTGGGATGGGGAGATAATACTGTTCAATCATACTTATTTAGCAATAGCAAAATCTATACGATCTTGCCGGAATCAGAACTGCTTAGATTATATGACAATGTGCCAAGACTTGCTAAAGCTCAGACAATTATGGGCAATAGGATAATGTATGGTAACTATGTTGACGGATATGATTTAGTTGATGCTAATGGGTATCCAACTAAACTTGAATATTCTACGCAATTAGTTACAGAGGAAATAGTTCCAGAGCTTATACCGACTGCTACATATAGTAGTGGTAATTATACAATAAATGGTCCAGTCACTATAAATGACTGTGTTTTAAATATAGATTTATCTGGAGTTCCGTTAAAACAAGGTAACACACTAATAATAGATGCAACCTTAGAGGGTGTTTATTCTACAAATATTCCTCCTGTAACGCCAGCGTATGGATTTGTTGACATTTCATTTTCATTTGTATTTCCAACCGATTATACATCTGTATATCAAATGGCATCAAGTACAGAGTTTCAAGATGCAATAGGGACCGTTTTAAATATTAAGCCTATATATAATCCTATTCCAGGAGGTGACACGTCTTGCGATGGATATACAATGACAGATGCAGTAAACTGCGTTTTAAACTATACATTTGGAGTATTATATAAGTATGAAGGAGGTATAAATGGCCCACTAGAGCCAATTGCTATAACTGCATCTCCATCAAGTAATATTATAAGCCTTCAATTTGTCGCAATAAGATATACACAATTATTTACAAATCCAAGTTTTAATAATACCTATATATATTACAGAATAGCTAATTCGGTAATATCTGTTCAGTCAGTAAATTCTAATGTTAAAAAAAGTTTACACAGCAATAGAGATTATGAGATTGGTATTGTTTATATGGATGAGTTTTTAAGAGCTACTCCTGCAAATGTTAGCTTATTAAATAATGAACACGTTGCGTGTAGAAATGCACAGTACGCAAACTCAATTACCGTAACTATACCACCTTCTCAAATTGCACCTTATTGGGCTAAATGGTATAAGTTTGTATGTAAGGCAGACCAACATAGATATGAGACTATCTACTCAAATATATTCTTTTTAGACCCTAATACACAAGAAACATATTTCTTATTGCAAGGGGAAAATGCTAGAAAAGTAGAAGAAGGAGATAGGTTTATTGTAAAAGCTGACTCAGAGGGGCCAATGCAAAGTTGTGTATATGCAACTGTATTAGAGAAAGAATCGAAGGCAAGTGGATTCATACCGCTAATAACTCCTGTCCCTCCTGCTGGAGTTTATATGAAAATAAAATCAGATACTTTTTCTGTAAATAGAGATCCTCTATCATATATTTCTTTTGGCACTCGTTCTGCTTCTACTTTTGGAGGTAACATTTGTCCGACATTGGGATATCCTATGAGTATTCCTAATCCTGCAATCCCAGGCCAATATATAGATTATGACGTTCCTGCTGGTTCTATCATAGTATTTGATATTCAATTTATAAGAGATGGATATGGCGACAATCCATGCGAAACAAGAAGGTATTTATTTAGAAAGCAATATGTAGCAGCCAATAGTTATGCAAATATGTATGATTGGTTTATAAATGACAATATTGCTGCTACATTAAATGATGGTATTGCTACTGTCGGAACAATAACGGGGTCAGGGGGGCCTGGTCTTATAGATAATCAATTTATCGCTGGCATTTCATCCTCTCCTTTAAGCGCTTGTAGCCTTGGCACAAATTGGTGGATGTTTTATAGAGTTCCTTCTAATCAGCTTCTGACTTTACAAATGTCAGGAACGAAATCTTGTACTGGAGCAAATACAAAGAAAAGACAATCAAAAGTAATTGCCAATATACAAGTTTTTAGAGCTGTTGAAAATATTATTTTTGAAACAGAACCAACAGACACCCTACCTGATGTATTCTTCGAAAACGAATTATCGTTCCCGATTGACGCAGGTGGCAATCACCTATCAAACGGTGCATTTGGAGATCAATCGCAAGACATAAGCCTAGGCGTACCGGCAATAATACAAACAGGGTTCTTTAACTGCTTTGCATTTGGCAATGGTGCCGAGAGCTACAAGATAAGAGACTCAATCATCGGCAGAGACTTTAACCTTGGCAACAGGGTAACAACAGTAGCCGCTCAAGACTATAAAGAGTCAAGGCGCTTTGCTGACATCACCTATAGCGGTGTATACAACCCTGAGACCAATGTAAATAAACTCAATGAGTTCAATGGAGCATTGCTCAACTATAAGAACCTTGAGCTATCATTTGGCACCATATACATCCTTGATGGCAGAGAGACTGACGTGCTAGTACTACAAGAGGATAAGGTGTCATACGTACTTGCAGGTAAGAACCTACTATCTGATGCTGCGGCCGGTGGTGCTATCACCTCGGTACCTGAGGTATTGGGTACACAGATAGCGAGAGTCGAAAACTACGGCATAAGTTTCAACCCTGAGAGCTACTCCAAGTGGGGCTATGACAAGTTCTTTACTGATGCCAAGAGAGGAGCAGTAATACAGCTTAAAGGCAACTCATACTCTAATGAGCAGCTCGCGGTCATCTCTGATATGAACATGAGGACATGGTTTAGAGATGAGTTCATCTCAAGGTTTAACAACCAAAAGCTCGGAGCATTCGATCCATACATGAACGAGTATGTGCTGACGCTGAACGATAGAGAGATACCAATGGAGGAGGAGTGCATCAAGTGTGGTATCACTAGAACCTTCACATTTGCTCAGGGCGAGATAACATCTGAAATAAATTTCTGTGTAGACTTTTCTACCAAAATTGGTCCTGTAAATGTGGATTGGTTAGTGCAGACTATTGACGGTGATGCTGACTTTGTTATTGATGTAGAGTATGATGGAACTATCTATACATCAGGACCGCAAACTTCATCAGGATACTTTGACTTCTTTAAGATTTATCAATCTCCATCTACAGGAACGGTAACTATTACAGCCACAGGCAATGTTGTGCTTAGTTTAACTGTTGGATGCCCAGTGCCTATACCGATGACACTTGTAGAGGTAGTACTCACAGATGACTGCGATGCAGGATTGGCTACATTGAAGCAGTTTAATTATGTCAATGGGCCATTCACCTCACCAATACAGTCGAACTTCTTTATCTTCACGTCAGGGACAAATAATCCATTGGTGTCATACTACCTTACAACGAGTGGCTTTGAAGGTCAGGGTAGCCTACCACCGGAGGGAGCGCTAATGACATTGCAGATAAATGAGACACCACCATATGTGTCGTATGTATTTGAGCCAGGGCAGAACAAGTTCAGATATCTAAGGTCAAACATACTCTATGCAAACAATAACGGAGATATGCAGTCATTGCTATCGTTAGATAGTACAGCTATCCCTATTGTCAATCCATCACCAGGTATCTATAATGCTACATTTGCAGTACCTCCAACGGTTGATGGGCTGTATCTATACGCTATATGGGACCTGCGCTCATCTATTGGTGTGCAGCTTTGCTATCACCCTACGGCACTTGATGAGGTATGTTGCAATTGTGAGCCATGTACAGAGCTATGTAACTCATATGTATTCTCAAATCCAAAAAGTGCAACTGAGGATGCAATTATAGAGTTTCCTCTTGGCTTATGCGGATCACCTGAGACATACACGGAGACATTGGCACCTGACTCGTCAATAAGCCTATGTATACCAAATGACAAAGATAATTACACAATTTTACAAGGCAATCCAATCATTTATATGGAGAGCTGTGAATGTGGAGGTTAAAAAATAAATTATGCCAGTACAACAAACATTTTATCTAAACTGCCCAACACTAGCATCAGCGACAACAGTGTTCTTGGACCCAGGGCTTACCACAGTCGCTCCTGATGGTTACTACTATGACGGAGTCACAGCAAGACAACAAGTTGGCGGTGTATTACTACCTGCTGAGGCTTGTCCTACTTGCGGCACTGAGTGCAAGGGCACAGTAGAGGCTCCATCGCTACAGGGCATCTATACCATTACATTTGACGCAGGGGACACTCCAACGTCAGTGGGGGCAGTTATAATCACCATAGCTGTCAACAGCACTGTCAATGGCATAAAGGTTGACTATGACTCAGTGGTTTATAATCAACTAAGCTCTCAAGGGTTCGGGCTACTTGCAGGTACACCAAGCACGGCATACACATACATAGGTGATATACCTAATGACTGCATTGTCGTTGGTACTCCTGTGACCCTTGACTTGTATGCTTGGGACGAGACTGCCTATATCCCTGTCGGGACATCTAGCATCACGGTATCTGCCGGTGAGATACAGTTGACAGCAGGCAATCCTGACCTATGCGTAATGGTGATACCAAAGACAAATGCTGCCGAGCGATATATCAACGTAACAATCGTGGGGATATGCCCTGACTCTGAGGCTATAGTTGGTATCTCATGCCCATTGGAGCTGCCATCATTCTTGGGCACTGTTGGCGTAGCTGAGGTATTTCCTGAATGGTTCTGTGATTTTCCCTACAATATAACCTACTATGTGGCACCGGTAAATGGTGATGGCATCACACTAGGGCTATACGATTGGGTGTTCCTGGATAGTAGCGGAGAGAATGTCCTGCCTGACGGCTACTACAGGGCATTGCCAGTGCCAGCACCATACGACACGTTCCAAGTACAGGACGGAGTAATCATTGCATTCCATTCATATTGCGCATCATAAAAAATAAATAATGGACCCTTTACCTATCGAGGACTTCTATACCCTCTCGTTTAGTAACGCTGTAGCAGGATGGCCTTCATTCTACTCATACAACCCTGATTGGATGATAGGTATGAACCAATACTTCTACACGTTCAAGGGAGGTAATCTATACAGGCATAATGTCAATGTCAAAAAGAATACGTTCTATGAACCTTGGTGGACCATACTTGGAGATGTGGATGCAGCTTTTACGCCAACCACACTAAAGAGCGTATTCAATCAGGTGCCTCTTGAGAACAAGCTATTTAAGACGCTTAATCTTGAGGGTGATGCAACGTGGAGCGCGATACTCTACACTGACATACAGGACTCAGGCTATATCCTTGACACTTGGTTTGAGAAGAAAGAGCAGTCATATTTCGCATTTGTCCGTAACGATGAGAGTGGTGAGTTGGCTATACGCAGTACCAATGGTATCGGAAAGAGCTATCAGGTGAATGTAGCAGGTGACACAATTGACTTCTCTATATCACCACTGATTGACCTTGGCTATATCATGAGCATTGGCGATATCTTATACTTCACAGTACCACCAGCAACAGCTCAATTCTTAGCAGGACAAATAATACAAATAAACAGGAACTATAAGCTTGGCATCAATCAGATTGTCATTGACATAACGATACCTGGCACTACACCAATACCGGTCCAAGACGCTTACTTCTTCTATACCAAGAACTCAGTGGCTGAGTCGCATGGGGTACTTGGTCACTATTGTGTGTTTGAGATTACAAATTCTTCTACGTCAAAAATAGAATTATTTGCTGTAGAGTCTGAAGTTATGAAATCTTTTCCATAATTTTGTGTTTATGGAAGAGCTAACTATAAGACCATTGACAACAGAGGACTACGATGCTATATTGGTAGAGTGGTGGAAAGAGTGGGACTGGACCCCACCAACAAGGGCGTTCTTGCCTGATGATGGTACCGGTGGCGTTATAGTTTACGATGGCGATACGCCTATCTGCGCAGGGTTTATGTACATGACAAATTCAAAGGTGTCATGGGTAGATTGGATAATCTCAAGTAGGAAGTACACCAAAAAGCCAATGCGCAAGGAAGCGATCATGCTATTGGTATCAACTTTGACAGAGATAAGTAAGAACTTGGGAAACGAGTATTGTTACGCACTGATTAAAAACAAAAGTCTTATTGACACATACAAGGAGATCGGCTATGTAAAAGGCGATGAGTATGTTGGTGAGATGATAAAAATACTATAAATATGGCAGCAATTACAGGAGCAGTTATAGGTCTAGGCACAGCGGCAGTTACTACCGGTATGTCATTCGCTCAGGCAGCTAAGCAGAACCAAATGATGAAGGAGGCTCAGGCCAAAGCAGACCAGGCTATGAGCGAGGCTCGTAAAAAGCTAGAGGTAAACTACTACGACCAGCTTGCAATTAAAAAGGAGCCATACGAGCTACAGAGAGAGGCAATGCTCTCCTCAGGCGCTCAGGCACTAGAGGGAGCAAGAGAGGCTGACAGAGGTGCTTCGGCAACAGCAGGCCGACTACAGGCTATGCAGAACCAGGCACAGGCAGGTATTAGGACTGAGATGGGTCAGGAGCTTATGAACCTTGAGAAGCTATCAGCTACTGAGGAGTCAAGACTCAGAGACGTAGGAGTGCAGTTGGACTTAGGTGAGGCCGCTGGTGCGCAGCAGGCTGCTGCTGACGCTCAGGAGGCTAGGTCAGCTGCAATGGCTCAAGGCTTTCAGGGAGTGTCAAGCATGGCAGGATACGCTGCTGAGATGGTGCCATTGTATATGCAGACTCAGGCTAGCAAGCAATTTGGGGCACAGCAGGCTGAGTTTAGCAAAAGAGCTGCTGCTGGACAGTTAGGCCCTGAGTATATGATTGACGGTAAGCCAATGTCACAACAGCAGGCTATACAGAAAAAGTATGGACTAAATGTAGGAGGGATGACTAACTCTGAATTTGAGTCATATATGACAGGTAAGGGTAAAAAGTTCATCAATCAATATGACTTGTTTGGATCCACACCTGTTAGCCAACCTCAAACTCCACAGCAAAGACAAGAGGCTGAGATGTATATGAGAGGGACAATTGGGACTAGCAGTGTAAATCCATTTGCTCCTTATAATACGGGATTCAATCCATATTTACAGCAACAACAATCAGCATTTGATATGCTTGGAGGGTATTCTCCATCAAACGAAACATTCCCTATGCTTGATAGATTTTAATAAAAATGAACGAAGAAGCAGTTAATCTTATATTCGACTGGGTAAAAGGTAGAGGATACCAAGGAAGTAAAGAAGAATGGCTAAATTATATTTATGCCAACGATGATGCCTTTAATTATATCTACGATATTGCAAAACAAAGAGGATATCAAAAAGACCAAAATTCTTTTGGTACACTTATAGGTAAAACCACTCCTGTAGCTACTACTGCTCCTGCAAAGACTGAGCCTGCAAAGACTGAGCCTGCTAAGACTGAGGTTGCGATTGCTACTCCTGTTGCTGAAACGAAGCCAACAGTTACTCCTGAGCCTGAGAAGATGCAGGTGAAAAGCGTAGAGCCTACACCTACTAAGGAGGAGCCAATGACTGCCGAGAAGAAAGAGGCTGTCAAAAGTGACATTGAGAGCCAACTTCTTCCTGTTACTGAGAAGACTGAGGTGAAAGCTATAGAGACACCAAGTGACAAGATGGTGATCAAGTCAGAAGCAAAGGTTGAGCCAGCAAAGCCGGTAGAGGAAGTGAAAGTTGAAGAGACTAAGGTTGAGCAACCGAAGGTTGAGGTGAAGCCTACAGAGGAAGCAAAGGTTGAAGTGAAAGAGATGAAGACTGAGGAGCCTAAGATGAAAGTAAAAGGTAAGCTCAAGACGGAGCCAATAAAGATAGAGACAATAAAAGTGGAGAGCGAGAAAGGTCCGACAACAGTAGAGGTACCTAGTTTTTCTGTTCCTGAGCCAAGAAAGAAATATAAGCCTTATGGAGAAGAAGGTCCTGATATATATTATTCTGAAGAGAATGACCAATATATCATCAAAGAGGGGGATAACAGAACAGT